GAACACGTTGCGAACGCTCATACAGCCACCATGTCCAAGGGGATAGGCACATAGCGGCCGGTGTCGCCCACGCGCTCGTAAATCCGCACGTACTGCTTGGTGCCGATCACCTGCACCGACTCGCCGATGGCCTTCATGGCCTCCTTCCAGCGCTCGTCGGTGATCTCCAGCCGGCGCAGCGCCAGGATGCGGCCCACGTTGAGGTTGCCCTCCTTGTCCGTCTGGAACGCCTGCTGCACCAGCACGATGATCTCGGGGCGGCTCCCCTTGGCCCATTCGTTGATGCACTCGTCAATCAGCACCTTGGCCGCCTGCAGGCGCTCGTCGAACATCACGTTCTCCGCCGTGGCGATCTGCAGCTTGAACGCGCCGTCGTAGGTGGGCATTTGCATGGGCAGCATGCGCATCGCCATGGCGTGCTCCTTGGCCGAGAGCGCGCCGACGCGGTGCGCGCTGGCGCCTTGCTCCAGGGCGCGGATGTACTGCTCCGCGCCCTCGGCGACGCCGAGCTGGGCGGCGCGGTAGCGCATGACCTCGGTTTGGGTCTTGCCCTGCAGGGCGGCCTGGTCGCGCAGGCCGGCGAGGAAGCTCTCCTGCGCGGCGGCCGCCTGCTGCTTGGCGGCGGCATTGGCGCGCTGCGCGGCTTCCTCGGCGCGGGCGCCCTCGGCGGCGGCCTGCTGCGCGGCGCGCTGGTTCTGGAGCTGCAGGATCAGGGGCGCGGCCTCGGCGGCAACGCCGGCCTGGGCGGCGCGGTAGCGCAGCAGCTCGTCGGTGGACTTGCCCGAGACCGCGATCTGGTCGCGCAGCCCGGCCAGCAGCGAGGCGCCTGCGGCCTGGGCGGCCTGCGAGGCGCTGGCCGTTGCCATGAGGCCTTCGGCGCCTTGCTGGCCGGCAGCGCGCAGGCCGTTGCCCATGGCCTGCGCAGCCGTCGTGGTGGACTGGATGGCGCTGGACGCCTGCGCGCTGCCGGACCGTACCTGGGCGACGAATGCGGCGTGCGTCTGGCCCGCGCCCGTGTAGGCCGCCGTGTACTGCTGGGTGTTGGCCTGCAGCGTGATTCCGAACTTGTATTCGGTGCTCATGGGCGGTTCAGTCGTCCCGTTTGTTCCGAAGCGGCTTGGCTTCGCTTTCCAAAATGCGTACGTGGAAGAAGACTTCCCGCCGCTTCGATTTCTTCACGCCGAGCAGCTCCATGGTGGCTGCGAGGCTCGCGTGGTCTATGCCCTCGTAGAACACGCCGCCCAGGCCGGCGACGATGCGCCACTGGTTCCATGTGGACACGAAGCACTCCCACGCGGGCCAGAGCTCGGGGGGCAGCTCGTATTCATCGAGCTCGGGTTCCGGGGCGCCGTGGGCTTGCGCCGCTGCGCGGGCTTTGTCGGGATCGACGCCGAGCAGCTGCCACTGGGCACGCAGTTCGGCGTCTTCCTCCTCCGCGCTCTGCTGCGCCTGGCGCGGGCTCAGGTACCAGTGCCGGGCTGCCCCTCGGAGTTTTTTTCCAGTTCCTTGTGGTTCGCCGCCTTCTCCTGGGCATCCATGTGGCCGCGCACCAGGGCGGCTTCGAAGCCGTCCCAGTCCTCGCACAGCTCCGCGCGCTGCGCAGGGGAATACGGGGGGATCGGCGTGCCGACTTTGTCGCGGAAGTCCCAGTCCACCAGCACCTCTGCCAGAAACTCGGTGTCGGTGATGGGCTCGGCGTCCAGGTCGGCGCGGATCTCCTTGCGTTCGGCCTCGGTGTAGTGGTCCGCGCTTTCCGCGAGCCGCTGCTCCATGGCCTTGCGGATGTCGGGCGTGCGGCGTGCGGCGCGGATGCGGCGGTCCAGCGCCTTGCGCTCGGAGGTCTTCAGGCGCTTGTAGCGGGCGCGGCCCTTGATGACTTCGAGCTGGCCGTCGTCGCCGGGCAAGCTGAAAGTGACAGGCGCCCAGAAGGCGACGGATGCGAGAACAACGGTCATGGGTAACTCCTTTGGATGGGGGGGAATGCGGGGCGGCAGGCAGTCAGGCCGCGATGGCCCACTCGTCGTTGCCTGCGTCGGTCGGGATGAAGCGCAAGGGCACAGTGATCATCTGGATACCTTCCTGGTCGCTGAACGTGGGCTTGCCGATCTGTGCGGTCTGCGAGCTGATCGCCACGGTGTTGGTGGCCTGCTGGCCGTGGCGCAGCAGCAGCGGCACCTTGGCGGACGCGCGGGCCATCTCGATCCAGTTCTTGGTCGCCACGCTGGTGTTGCGGAAGGTGACGCTGCCGGTGGACACGCGGCCGGTGATTTCCGTGGTGTCCACGTTCATCAGGTCTTGCTTCACGACGCTGTTGCCGAAGTCGAACTGGAAGCTGCTGCAGGCGGCGAGGTAGCCGTCGAGCGAGAGCGTGGAGTTGAGCTTGTTCACGCCCAGGGGGCGCTGGAACGCGGTGTAGTTGACAGCGGGCATCGCGGGCACGTCCTCGACGGGCAGGAAGGCGCCCGTGAATTCGAACTGCCATTTCGGGATCTGCTTGGCGTCAACGGTGGCCTTTGGGTTGCCCCGCGCGCCGGCCATCTTGTAGAGCTGCTTATCGACGACGGCGTAGATCGTCACGCTCTCGATATCGTCCGTCACCGGGGCGAACACCGTGCCCGCGTCCGGATCGCCGGCCGGCGTGTTCGTCACGCTGGCGGCGCATGCGCGCATGAGCGTGGACCAGCCCGGTAGGTCGCCCACGGTGCCCACCCCGGCGAAGCCGACGCTGAATGCGATCTTGCGGTACAGGGTCACCAGCGTGGTTTCCGAGGCGCCGAAGTGCGGGCGGATCACGCCCTGGTCCACTTCATCGCCTTCGATGGGCGTCAGCGTGACGTCGGACACCTCGATGGCGTTCGTGGCCACGGGTACGACGATGGTGCCCACGGTGGCCTCGATGGCGACCAGGACGGCCATTTTCTTGATGAACTTGGGTGCGCTCATTGCTGCTCCTCGGTGGTTGCTGCGGGTGCGGCAACGCGCACGCGCTTGCCGTTTTTCATCGTGTAGAGGCCGCCCTGGCCGCTGTAGCTGTCGGCCGGCGCGGTGGGCGCCTTGGGCGCCTTGGGCTGAACCACGGCAGCGGCCACGGGGGCGGCGGCGGCTGCGGTTTCCTGCGCGGGCGTCTCTGCCGGCGCCTGGGGCGGGGAGGTTTTGGCATTGCGTGTGCTCACGGGTTGCTCCTGTCGTAGTAGCCAGAAAATCCAAATTCGTCGGACCACCAGAGGCGGCCGTCACCCTCGAACTGCACGAGTTCGCCGCCGACGAACAGGACGGGATCGCCCATCGACTCGTCGGCGACGAAGCCGATCAGGGCTTGCTTCACGCGGCGGCGCAGGGTCTGGAGATCCACCACGCCCACGGTGCTGCCCAAGTCCACGGCCTGCAGCACGCCGAACAGGCGGTGCTCGATTTGGTCCACGTCGCCCGTGTGGTCCAGGCCCGTCCCGCGCTCGGACAGCGGCACCAGGTAGACGGCAGGGGCTGCGCGGTTGGAGCGCATGGCGGCGTCGAGCGCGGGGGCGTCCTCGATCTCGCGCAACTGGAGGTCGGCGAGCTCGCTGCGCAGGCGCTGGAGGATGGGCTGCAGGTCCATGGCCGGTCAGCGGAATGCGCGCATCTGGTCGCGGCCGAACACGGGCGCGGCGCCGTGGAAGCGCACGTCGGTGGACACGGCATTGGCCGGGGCCTGCGGATCGGCGCCGCCTAGGCTCAGCTTGCCGGCCGCCACTTCGGCCAGGCGCTTGAGCGCGTCGCGGTAGTCGCGCGCCACGGGGTCCTTGGACTCATCCGTGATGCGCGAGCCGTTGAGCAGGTAGCGCGTGATGGCGCGCGCCCACACGGTCAGCATGCTCTTGCCCGCGCTGGTGGGCGCGAGGTCGAGGGGCAGCGTGTAGCCGCGCGTGGCGAGGTAGCCGTCGATCAGCGCGCCGGCCTCGGCCACCGCGTCCTGCACGCGGGCCAGCGCCGCGTCGGCCGCCGCGATCTGCTCGGGCGTCCAGGCGGCGCGGTCGGTGCCGCGCAGCGTGGCGTCCATGAGGGCGTCGTCGCGCACCATCTGGTGCGGCAGGCTGGCGGTCTGGGCGAGTTCGCGGGCGCCAGGGCGCTCCGCGAGTTCGGCCGTGGTGATGTA